CCGTCCCGAAGGATGAACGCCATGCGTGCATTGAGCAACGCTTCGTCCTCCCCCATTCCAGCTTTCTCATAAGCATTAACAACAGTCTGCCATTCCGCGCCCTCTTTATCAAGGAGCTTTTCAGCGGTCTTCAAGCCCACCCGAGGAACACCAAAGTATCCATCAGTGGCATCTCCAGCAAGCGTCTGGACTAGGTGCTGTCTGTCGGCTTCCTCCAAGGTCACGGTGCGAAGTTCATCCTTAAGGAAATTATACCAGATGCACGGCACGGTCGCGAAGTCTTTGTCTCCACTAACAATAATCGAACCTGGCTCACCGCTTCCAATAATCCCGAGGACATCATCGGCTTCCAAGCGTTGCTCGTGGCGGGTGTCCCATGTGTCACAAGCCCAGTCCCGTAGAGCACCGAGGCCAAGTGGGGTTCTCTTCTCGCGCCTATGGGCTTTGTAAAGAGGGTTGATCTCGTGACGGAAGGTGTAGCGATCACTGAAGACCATTGTTACCTTGTCGCCCTCCTCCTCGTCCACCATAAGGATCTCGTTGATGCAGTCAACGACCATGATGAAACAGTCCTTGAGATCCGAGAAGTCGGAGTGAATAGTGAAGATGTCATCATCCCAATGAATGGTTTTCTCAGCCGAGCACGAGGCCCGATAGAGTAGCATGTCGCCGTCGATGTATATCTTTTTACTCATCGTCTTGGTGATAGATTAGGGATTCCGCTGCGATAGCTCCCGCTCTGTAGTTAAAATGCTCCATAGTCTCTATCTCTTTGAGGTATGTGTTATCTGTCCAGTCGGCGGTCTCACCTCCTAACACGACATTTGAAAAGCCATCCCACCAAACAGGATAGTCTCCCTGCATAATTATTTCGAGTGCTTTCTTTATCTGCTTTTGGTTCTTTATTCTAGTTCTCATGATTTTTTTTTTTAATGTGTTTCAGCCCAATTAGATCCGACCTTGTATTCACCGTCAAGACGGCATTTGAATTTCAACTCCTCGCCAGCCTTGGTGAGTGAATCACAGAACAACTTACCGAGTGCGTCAGCGTGTTCCGGGAGACAGGAGAACTGAACCTCGTCGTGGATGTTACCGTGGAGTTCGTAAGGCAGCTTTGCGTCACGCGCAAAAACAATCAAAGCCTTCTTCATCAGAATACTCCCACTTGACTGAAGCAAAAGATTGAGTGACGAGTGAACGGAACGACAGTGCAGCTTGCGTCCATCCAAACCACCCAACCATGTCTTCCCTTTGAGTGCTTGCTCGATGCTTTTCAAAAGGCGAGCAATCGCTGGGGTATTACGCTTAAAGGTTTCCTTGATTCGTTTTCCTTCTCGTCTTCCTCCACCAACAATGTTTCCAACCAACTCATCTCCGGCTCCGTAAAGGAAAGCGTAGATCATTCGTTTCGCCTCGTCGCGTGACGGTAACCCCGCAGCTTGTTGGTTAGCGGTGTGGATGTCACCTTCCAGGATTGTCCTTCCGTATGCTCCGTTGTCGTAAGGGTGAAGATAGTGGGCAAGACAGCGTAGCTCCAAGCCACTGGCATCAGCCCCAACCAATACCTTACCTTCGGGAACCGTGAAGCACGATCTACATTCCTTTCCGTAGGTCGCACGAACTGCTGGCACTTGGGCAACATTAGGACGGGTGTGAGTGCATCGACCGGAGACCGCACCGTTGGTGTTAACCTCACCGTGTATGCGTCCATCCTTCACCATCTTTAACCAAGCGTTACGACCCTCGGCTACTTGTCCCAAGCGTTTAGTAATTAAGAGATACTCCAATAACATATCTGCCTCCGGGGTCTCCACACTACGCAGAACTGCTTCGTCAATCTTCGGTCGCTTCCCTTCGTAGGCTTTAGGCTTCCACCCCATGTTCATCAGGCGTTCAGCTATCTGGTCACGACTGTTAGGGTTGAATGGAACGGTCTTGGTTTTGTTACCAGTCTTAACAGCATCGTTGGCTAACACCTGTTTCAACCCCGCTTCCTTTAGGAGAAGCTTCAAGCCTCCCTTGGTGGCAGCGTGGTAGGTTTCCCCATCAACATCAACACTCCATCCCTTCGGTGTCTTCATCTCCTCGGTGATTGCTGGGAAAAGATCTTGGAGTTCATCGCGCATCTCTGCACGGCGAGCCATGAGCGTCTCAGTGAGAGCATTGGCGGCATCAACATCGAAGGGCCAGCCGTTCATTTCTTGCACAGCCATCAACTCCGCGAAGTCATGCTCCAGGTGTAACATCTCGGACGAGGGCTTCTGATCCATGAAGTGTTTGAAGAGGGATGCTGTCACCCTTACGTCTTGCTCGCAGTAGTCCTCCATCTCTTGACTCCATTGCGTCCAATCCTCGGACTCACCGTGGTCTGACTTCTTGTTGCCTAAACGAAGACCCCATGCCTTGAGACTGTGGCGACCTCTAAGGTTCGTTGGGAACTCCTCTCCCATAGTCTTAACATCCTTTTCGTATAGATCCGTTGCGATGACCGCAGACATGACCTTGGTGTCTACCACCTTGGCCGTTATCTCGTAGCCCAGCTTGCGGAGGGCCGGCGCATCAAAGTTAATGCTGTTGTGACCACAGATGTTGTAGGCTGAGTTAAGATAATCAACACCCTCTTGAAGATCCCCCTTCTGTGAGTTGAAGGATCGCATTGAGTTGGTCTCAGCGTTGAACACACTGATGCAGTGAAGGGTTGTTAATCCACCGAGGGTAGGCCAATGGTCAATGGCGTTAGTCTCGATGTCGAAGAATAGTATTTTAGGTTTCATAATTATTATAGAGCTTCAAAGTTACACTCGGCCATGCGTCCGGTGTTAGGGTTAAAGGAAAGATTGTCACACAGTCCGGTCTCACCACTGAAGCGGTTCTTGAGAACACGGATTGCTGTAAGGTGCTTATGCTCAGTGTCTTGTTGGTTACGCTCCAAGCCCACCACCATGTCACTTAGCTGGGCAATCGCTGCTGATCCTCGGAGGTGTGCAAGACTGGTGCTGGTTCCTTCTTCATGTCCTCGTCCATCCGAGGGACGCTTAAGGTGGCTCACCAGTATTAACGCAATGCCACACTCCTCAACCAACGCACGGAGCTTGGTCATAAGGTTATCAATCATGCGGCGTTCGTCGCCATCTTGCATTCCACTGACAACAATGCTTACATGATCAAGAACTACATACTCAACATCCATCGCCTTTGCCATGTGCATGACATGTGACAGCAGACGGTCGGCATCTAGGCTTCCCCAATGGTCATATAACCACATTCTTCCAGATCCTACGGTTTTAGTGTAAGCCTCATCGAACTCTAGGTCTTCATAGATGGACTCAGGGTCGAGGTGTAGTTGTTTGCCCATCTCCAATCCCACGATACCCAACGCAGTTCGCTCAATGCTTTCCTCAAGGGCAATGTATCCCACGGACTTATCAGTTGTGGTCAGGATGTGATGGCAGATGATACGACAGATCTGTGACTTACCTTGGCCACTCCCCGCACAAAAGGTGACAATTTCTCCCTTGCGTATGCCTCGGGTCATGTTCTGAAGACCGTCGAATGGATAAGGAATGCTTTCAGTATGCTTCGGGTTGACCAATCGCTCATGGATGTCAGCACCAGAGATAATCGCATCAGGTCTCCACGGGTTAGCTTGGAAGATCGCATGGATAACATCCTTGGATCTCTTGTTGACCAAGCATTCGTTGGCATCCTTCAGCGGAAGACGGGCGACCTTGGCTTTCCCGGCTGGAAGAATACCAACAACATCCTCCACTGCTTTACGACCTGGTTCATCCTCATCAAACATTAGGATAACCTCATCCCACTTCTCAAGCCAACGTAGGTTTTTCTTAAAGACATTAGCGGCTGATTGCGATCCAGTCGGAAGGGAGACCACAGCATATTTATTCTCTTGAATCTGGCTAACACTCAAGGCATCAACCTCGCCTTCAGTAACGACTAACTTCCTTCCCCCCATCGGGTGTAGGTGTTGTCCGTAGAATCGATCAGCAATCTTACCGAGGATCATGAACTGCTTGCCTTCAAAGCGCAGCTTCTGTCCTACCAGTTTGCGGTCATCGTTGTAGTAATCCGCGATGTGACAACACCGTCCCTTGTATTCACCAATGTGGTATCGCATGTGGCGACAGGTGTCGTGTGTTATGTGACGGGCGGGGATGTCAGAGTAACGTCCATTAAGGAACGTGTCATCCGTTGTGTGGTGTGGTTTGTTTATTTTCATTTGATGAATCTTAGTGTCTTCAGATGGTCGCTTGTAGGAGCCACACGAGTGGCAGTAAGTCGAGTCATCTTCGTTGATGCACAAGGCATCGGTTGACCCACAATCTGAGCATGGGGCGTGTGTTTTCTGATACATGGTGGTGGTTACCTAGTCGAACCAAGAACGAGGGATGCTATTCTCACACCACAGGAATCCGTGCTTGTCACACCAATCTCCATAGGTGGTCTTGCTCCGTTTGGTCAAGGTGTTAGAAGCTCGCATGAAGACGAACCTTATGTCCATCTCTGGGTGCTGTTTTTTTATCAATAAATGCTTGGAACGGTCACTCGAAAG